AGCATGTAAAAGATAATACTGCGGAAAGGCTCGCAGTAAAAGAGCAAGTAAAACATGCTCAATTAAATAAACTAATAAGATCAATATAGGAGGTCTAACAATGCAACATAAAATCTTTACAATCTACGACACAAAAGCGGAAGCGTACTTCCCTCCGTTCTATTTACCTCAAACGTCTATGGCTGTTCGCCAATTCGGCGATATGGTAAATGACGATAATTCTCAAATCTCTAAACATCCTGCTGACTATACTCTGTTCGAGCTTGGCGAGTGGGACGATAACTCTGCAGAGTTCGTCAACTTAAATAAAAAATCTCTCGGTAATGGAGTGGAGTTTATAACTAATGAAACAATTACTGAATAAAATTAAAGATCTGTTATTTTCGCAAGAAAATGACGATCAGGAAAAAGCGTTATACTTAACGCAATATATCCACTTATATCATCCGGAGGAATGATGGAATATGATAATAAAAATAAGGGTGCTGTATGGCAACGTGAAACGCCATCATCTAAACACCCTAACTTAACTGGAAAACTTGACGTCGAAGGTCAAGAATACTTCATTTCTATGTGGGAAAACAAAACCTCGACTAATAATGCTCCAAAATATCGAATCTCTGTAACTGCTAAAAATGATATAGATTTCGATGAAATACCTTTCTAACTAACGGAAAATACTATGCAATCTGTAATGAAACATCAATTTAGCGAAGTACCTCACGCTAATATACAACGATCTAGCTTTGATAGATCTCACGGCTTCAAAACTACATTTGATGCCGGAAAACTCGTTCCTATCCTCGTGGACGAAATACTACCTGGCGATACAGTCAACTTAAACATGACGGGCTTTGCCCGCATGGCTACTCCAATCTTCCCAGTAATGGATAACGCATTCATGGATACGCATTTCTTTGCTGTTCCTGTGCGACTACTTTGGGATAATTGGAAAAAATTCAATGGCGAACAAACTAATCCTGGCGATTCAATCGACTACACAATTCCAACTATAACTGCTCCTGGTGCAGGTTATGCAAATGAATCATTATCTGACTACTTTGGAATTCCTACTCAAGTTGGAAACTTGGAAACCTCTGCTCTATGGCATAGAGCATATAACTTGATCTATAACGAATGGTATCGTGATCAAAACTTGCAAGACTCTGTCTATACTTCTACATCTGATGGCCCGGATTCTCATTCACACTATGAAGTTTTAAGACGTGGAAAACGTCATGATTACTTTACTTCATGTCTACCGTGGCCACAAAAAGGAGATGCGGTCTCTTTACCTCTTGGGGAACAAGCTTTGGTAAAAACTAATGCTACTGGAACTGGCACAATGATTTATGCTTTAGATTCTTCAAATGTTCATAGAAACTTTGATTCTGCTTCTAGTAACTTACACACTCATACTAGTACTCAAGCTACTCAACAAACTGGTAGTTTGTATGCGGATCTATCAACTGCAACTTCTGCAACAATTAATCAACTACGTGAAAGCTTTGCTATTCAACACTTACTAGAAAAAACTGCTCGAGCTGGTTCTCGTTATACTGAAATCATCAAAGGTCACTTTGGTGTAACTTCTCCAGATGCTCGCTTACAACGTCCAGAATATCTTGGCGGTGGATCATCTCCTATTATCGTAACTCCTATCGAACAAACATCTTCAACTGATGCTACTTCTCCTCAAGGTAATCTTGCTGCTATGGCAACTTCTACCTTAAATGGACATGGCTTTACAAAATCCTTTACTGAACATTGCGTATTAATCGGACTTGTATCCGTACGTGCTGACCTAACTTATCAACAAGGTCTTGATCGCATGTTCTCTCGTTCTACTCGTTATGATTTCTTCTGGCCTTCACTTGCCAATATTGGCGAACAAGCTGTATTAAATAAAGAAATCTATGCCGACGGTACTTCCGCTGATGATGACATCTTCGGCTATCAAGAACGTTGGGCTGAATATAGATATAAGCCTTCAAAAATTACGGGTAAATTCCGTTCAAATGACGCGCAGAGCCTTGATGCATGGCATCTATCCCAAGAATTCGCAAGTCTTCCGACTCTTGGCTCTGACTTTATCGAAGAAAATCCTCCTCTTGATCGTGTAGTCGCTGTTCCTAGCGAACCACACTTCATCTTCGATTCATATATGAGAATGAAATCTGCGCGCCCAATGCCTACATACTCTGTACCTGGACTGGATAAACTATAATGGATGCTACATGGCAACTATACTTTGCTACTATAACCGGGTTTCAATACCACCCGGCTAATCCTAGTGATGAACGTTTAACTCTTGAACAATGTGCAAAAATTGCTGATGATATGTACAAATTAACTATGGAGAGATCATGCCAATAACTGCTGCTTTAATTGGTGCTGGTGCAACTATGCTCACTAATCGAGCTTCTACTAAACGCGCTCGTGAAGCTATGGCATTCGAAGCTGAACAATCTTCTACTGCACACCAAAGAGAGGTAAAAGATCTGCGTGCTGCAGGTCTTAATCCTATTCTCTCTGGAACTGGTGGCTCTGGTGCTTCTACTGCTTCTGGTAAAGCTCCAGTAATGGAAAATCCTACAAACTCTGCTTTATCTGCACTTCGTGCTAAAGCTGAATTAAGTAATTTAATTTCTACTGGTAATAACATAGATGCTCAAACTGATGCTATTGAGGGTGGTACCGTTGCTAAAACTGCTGGTACTGATGCTTATAATAAAATACGTGATACTGTTAATACTGTTACTAATCCTAAACCATCCTCAGCTAAACAAGTTAATCGAAATTCTAATTTCGATTTAAAAAAGTTTGAAAAAACTACTCCTCAAGCTGAAAAAAGAATACAACAATTAATGCAAAAAAACAATAAATACTTAAGGTAATAACTATGAAAAATAAAACTCTTATTCGCTCTGCTTATGGCGAAAAACAAAAAGTAACAATAACTACCCTAGACGCTCGAACTGAGCAATGTCATAGGGATGAATGCGATATTAATAAAATAATCGCTAAATACGACCGTACGGGCGTCTTAAACCATGTAAATGACTTCGAGGCTCGCTACGAAGATCTTACTGGTCTGGATTATCAAACAATGTTAAATACCGTTGCGAATGCTAACTCTATGTTCGAAGGCTTGCCAAGTGAAATTCGTAATCAATTCGCTAACGATCCTGCTAACTTCATCTCATTCATGGATGATGAAAATAACAATGAACAAATGTATGAAATGGGATTAAAACAACGTCCTATTTCTGAATATATTGGGAGCGAAAGCGACCCCGCGAACGTAGTGAGTGAACAGCCACAAAGTGGCGAAAATGCGCCGCAGGCAAAAGAGGCTGTAAAAACCTCTGAAAGTCAATAAAACAACGGGCTGGAGACAGACCGGCACAGTTACTCACTTGATGTAACTGTGCGGACTGACACCTTTACATGGTGGATGTCCTAAAAAAACACTAAAAATAAATCAAAAAATAATATGCCAATAATCTTAAAAACTGCTCTTAGATATCTTCTAAAATCACTATTAATTCCATGGCTAATTAAAAACCTTGATAACTGGACAACGTCCTTAAATAAAAAAATAATTAAACTCTTGGAGAAAACTGATGTTTAAACGTAAAAATCTTAAAAAACGCACTTCTAAAAAACTATTTACTAAAACTGCTTCAAAAATACATAAAAAAAACACACGCGGTAAACCAATGCGTGGTGGTATTAGACTATAAATAATAAAAATGCCTTGCTATCACCCAATGCAAGGATATAGGAGCCGATCAGATGGAAAAACTATTGTCTTTAACCCTACTCATGGATGGGTTGATCGCCCTCTTACTATTCCTTGTGGCCAATGTGTTGGATGTCGTTTAGAACGATCACGCCAATGGGCTGTGCGCTGTGTACATGAAGCTTCGTTACACGAAGACAACTGCTTCATAACACTAACTTACAATAATGAGAGTCTGCCGGAGGACGGATCTCTCAATAAAAAACATTTCCAAGACTTTATGAAACGTCTTAGGAAAAAATATAAAAATAAAAAAATACGGTATTATCATTGCGGAGAATATGGAGATAAAAACTTTCGACCTCACTATCACGCAATAATCTTTGGTCTCGAATTCGATGACCAGAAACTATTTACCGTAAACAATGGGGAAAAACTATATACCTCTGAAAAACTCGAAAAACTCTGGCCGTTTGGTTTCTCAACAATCGGAACAGTAACATTCGAATCTGCTGCTTATGTAGCTAGGTATGTAATGAAAAAAGTGAATGGAAAGAACGCTAAGAATCATTACGAACGTGTTGATTCTAATACTGGTGAAATATATAATCTTGTACCTGAATACAATACTATGAGTCGAAGACCTGGCATTGCTTCAGGCTGGTTCGACAAGTACAAAGATGATGTATATCCATCTGATAATATTCACTTACGCGAAAAAACCTTTCGCCCCCCTAAATTCTATGATAAGATGTATGAACATCTAATGCCTGATGAAATGGAAAAAATCAAAATGCAAAGGATGAAAAACATGCAAAAGCATGCAAAAGATAATACTGCGGAAAGGCTCGCAGTAAAAGAGCAAGTAAAACATGCTCAATTAAATAAACTAATAAGATCAATATAGGAGGTCTAACAATGCAACATAAAATCTTTACAATCTAC